CTACTACAAACCTGCTGGAACCACCGGAACATTCGGTGAGGCTGGTGTCAATGTTGCCACCGACACCATCACCACCGAGCAGTACCTCAATCTGAAGGCTGGTGATCCAGTTCAATTTTCAGTTGTCAACAGCCAAACCGGCGGCGCTGGTTCCGGGACACTGCCTGCTGGTATTTCTGCTGCCACCACTTACTTTGTGCTGACCTACACCGCCGCCACTGGTGCGCTTACCGTATCGGCAACGCTCGGCGGCAGCATTCTTAACATTACCGATGACGGCACTGCCGTAGCCCCTAATGAGTTCCAAGTGGCTTACGCCGATTACGCCGCCGTTGGTCAGGTGCAGTCATGGAGCTTTGAGATCTCTAGAGCTGAAATCGACGTAACCACCATCGGGCAAACCGCTGGGCAGTATGCGCCTTTCCGTGCTTACATCCCTGGCTTTGCTGATGGCAGCGGTACTGCCACCGTCTATGTCACCAACGAAGACGCTGCACTGTCTAACCGCATGGTTGAAGACGTGCTGCAGCGCCAGCAGGTTGGTTGCGGCTTCAAGCTCTATACCGACAAGCAAGGCACTGAGGCACTGAGCCGTAGCATCGCAATGGATGCCGTGTTGCTGACTGCAAGTTTGAACATCAATCCCGACGATGCTCAGCAGGTGGAAATTACCTTCCGCCCAAGCGGTGTGCCTACATTTGACTTCAGTACCTCTGCTTGATAGCTAATCGGCCCTGGTCTACACTGGGGCCATTCACCCTTCCTTTATGGCAACCACGTCTGCGCTGTCACGCCTCAAGAAAGCTGCCAATCTGACGCCCGTTAAGCGTACGGTCAAGCTAAACGACGGTAGTGAGTTCGAGTTTTACTCAGCGCCGCTCACGATGTCGGAACGCGAGCGGGCGCAAAAGATGCCTGGCGGTGATGACCCCAATGGCTTTGCGTTGAACCTGCTGGTCGCCAAAGCAGTTGATGATGCCGGTCAGCGGTTGTTTTCTGCTGGTGAGATTGCTGAGCTTAAAAACGAGGTATTGGATGCCGACTTGCAGGCATTGATGCTGGCGATCATTACCAACCCAGATGAGGAAGAAGTTGACATGAAAAGCCCTAAAGGCTGAGCTAAAGAAAGACAACCTGCTGTTGCTGCAGCTTGGTGTTGCAAAGGAGCTGGGTTACACGTTAGCCCGGCTCAACCGCGAAGTAACACTTGAAGAGCTGCTGCTATGGAGCTGCTACTTTGATTTGCAGAACGAAGAGCAGGAACGTAGAATGAAACGAAGACGGTAGGTCGGCTGTGTCGGTTGTCGCAAACGTTGCTATTAACGTTGATAGCAGCGGTGCTGTCAGCAAACTGCGGCAGGTGCAGCAAGGCGCGCAGGCAACCAACCAAGCGGTTGACAAGCTCAATACAACTGCTCAGCGCGCCGCAGCAGGCATAGATGCACAAGGCAACGCAGCGCAAAGAGCAAGCGCTAAAGTCAATGGACTGCGAAATGCACTGGCAAGCCTAGGCGCAGGGCTTGCATTACGCAAATCGTTTATTGATGCGTCTGCGCTTGAATCCGCGCAATCTAGGATTGGATTGCTTAGTAAAAACTTTCAGCAGTTAGCCGGTATTCAAGATGTTGCAGCTAAAGCTGCAAAAAAGTTTAACCTCAGCCAATCAGAATCTCTTAGTGCATTAACTGATCTTGGTAACCGAATTGGACCTACTGGCGCAAGCCTAGAAGATGTTGCCAATGTCTACGAAGGCTTCAATACGCTTCTGGCCCTTAACAAAGTAAATAGTCAAAATGCTGCATCGGCTACTTTACAACTAAATCAAGCCTTGGGCTCAGGGCGTTTGGCTGGTGAAGAGTTTAACGCTATCAGCGAAGCGACACCGCAACTACTTGATGCAGTCGCAGAGGTAATGGGTCGCAATCGCAGCGAGCTTAAGAAGTTGGCGTCTGACGGCCAAATTAGCAGTCAAGTGCTAATTGAAGCATTAAAGCGGATCAGGACCGAGGGCGCTGCTGATTTAGAGACTGCCTTTGGCGGAGCATTTGGTGCTACGCGTCGCTTTGATGCGGCGCTTACAGATTTTAGCGCTACTATCGGGACAGAACTACTACCTGCGCTGACACCACTCATTAGTGGTGCGACTGAGATATTGAGATTATTTGGGCAACTGCCGGGCCCAGTTAAAACTTTGATTGCGGCAATAGCAGGATTGACAGCTGGATTTGTTTTACTAGCCCCAGCCATTAGTACAGCTATCGGTTTACTGGGGGGACTTTCCTTGGCAACATTGGCAGCGGCTGGGCCGTGGGTTGCATTGGCCGCTGGCATTACTGCTGCCGTAGTTGCGCTTGCTAGCTATCAAAGCCAATCGCAAAAAGCAGCTAGCGCGGCTAAAACGGGCAGTGCTGCAGATGTAGTTGCAGCTAGAAATTTAGCCGTACAAAAAGGGCAGGAAATCAGCTTGCTAAAGCGACAACGCGCAACCGCACAAACTGGTCGACAGATTGCCAGCATTGATCGCCGCGTTACTACTTTACAGCGTGAACAGCAGGAATTGTTATCTGCGATTAGCGTCAGCACTGCTGATCGTCCACAAACATCTCAGCCAACGCCAACGCCTATGCCAACCGGAGCAGGCACAGGCACTGGCCGCACTGGCAGCGCAGCAGATAAAAGCAAAGCACAGCAAGAACGCCTAGCCAAACAAATTAGGGAGCAACAGGCCGCCGCAACTGAACTGGCGGCAACTGAAAAAGGCCGTTTGTTAATTGCTGAAACTGCTGAACCATTGCAGCGGCGAATCACCGAAGCAATGGTGCGTCAAAATGACATCCAACGCGAATATACCAAAAAACTAAACGAATCTAAATCAGCGCAGGAAACGCTCAACCTGCAGATTGCACAGCAGGATGCGCTTAAAACTAATGCACTCGAACTTGAGGCTGCATTAGCACAAGAGATTGATAACTTAACTCAACCGCTGCAAGCAATTCTTGATGAGTCCAGGCAACGTCTTGAGCTGGAAAAACGCTATCAAAAGCTGCTAGCTGATGGTGTCAATCCAGAACTAGCTAAGGAGTTTGCGCAGCTTGAGTTGACGGCGGAAAAGCAAACGCAACTGCTAACTCTGCGACTTGGCGAGCTAGAGGCAGCCAAGGCAAAGCTGTCAGCCGAAAGCGAAGCAGCCAAAGCGCTGCAATCGCAAATTGACAAGATTAAAGAGATACTTAAACTGCAAGGTCAAGCCGTTGCTACATCAAAAGCAGAATCAGAAGAGGAAAGGAAAAAAAGACAAGAACGCGAACGTCGTGAACAGGACGCTAAAGAACAAGCTGAAAGGCTGAAAAATCTTTACCGAGGTGTTGTAAATACTATTGAAGATGGGATTGTAGATGCAATCTCAGTTGGCATTAACGGCTTAATTAACGGCACAAAAGAACTTGATCAAGCCCTGAAGGAGATCGCCGCCGGTGTACTTCAAGACATAGGTAAAATGTTGGTCCGTTTTGGTGTAAACATGCTTATGCGTGGTGTTTTCCCCGGTGCGTTTGCCAATGGAGGTGTCTTTACCGCAAATGGTATTCAACCTTTTGCATCTGGAGGTGTTGTCAATAAACCTACTTTGTTCCCATTTGCTGAGGGGGGGACAACGCGCACAGGCTTGATGGGCGAAGCTGGGCCGGAAGCAATTATGCCTTTGCGGCGTAACTCCGCTGGTCGTTTGGGGGTTGAAGCCAGCGGTCTCCGTGATGCCATGGGCGCCGCTCCAGGTAGTGCCGGCGGCTCTCCTGTACTTAACATGAGCTTTGAGACCAGCACGATTAACGGCGTGGAATACGTCAGCCGCGATCAACTGGAAGCTGCAATGGCTGTGACCCGCCGCCAAGCCACCCGTGATGGCGCCAATCGCGGCATGTCCATGACCATGGATCGCCTACAACAATCCCCTAGCGCCCGCCGCAAAGTTGGTATCTGATGGCTGACTTCCCCTCGCTAACACCAACCTCCCGCCGCTTCTCACCCGGCGTGTACCCGGTCAAAACATACCGCACCCTTTCCGGTATCGCCGCTCGCCGCACCTTCGGCAACCGCCCCTACGGCGCCAGGCTAGAACTGCAATACAGCAACGCCACCGACGCTACCGTTAACACGCTGCTGGATCATTACCACAGCCAAACCTCCATCAACCAACGGTTCAAGCTTTCTGCCAACTTGACAGCCGGCATGAGCAATAATGTTGCAAACGAGGTCAAGAGCACTGCAGCAAATCGCGGCAATCTGCGGTACGAATACGAACAACCACCCCAGGTGGAAAGTGTCCGCCCCGGCATCTACAACATCTCGATCTCGTTAATGGGCGAACTGCGCGATCCAGTGACAGATGACTGACGATGGCTATCGACATCCGCATCGCCCAATTTTTTAATCTGCTTACGTCAGACGGCACGCGCCACCGCTACCAAAATTATTTTGTCAACGAAAAATACAAGTACGGCAGCAGCAACTACGAGTTCGCCCCATTCCGCGTCGAAGGCTCGGTCGCCAACAACACTGGCGACAACAGCATCCTCCAAATCTTGTTTCCCAACGTGGAATTTGCAATCAAACTGCTGGACGCCGGCAACGGTAACCGCCTCAGTACCTTGGTGCTAACAACTGTTTGGCTAACCTCTAGCAACACCATTGCCGCCAACGGTGCCACCCAAGTGGAGTACATGGTCGGCATTGGCGCCAGTGTGAGCGAAACCACGATCGAGTTGCGCTACCGCTCCGCCATTGATAGCGTGATCTCAAACTTCCCCTCACGCAACGTAACGCGCCAGCTTGTCGGTCCACTACCTCTCAACGCCAACATCTCGTTGCAATGAACGACCTCATTGGTTTGCGTTACGGCTGGGGCCACCGTCCAAGCGACGGCTCAGGCAAAACCGATTGCTTCCAGCTCACCTGCGAAGCCCGCAACCGCCTGGGTCTCACTGACTACCAGCCCAAATTTGAGTGGGTCTACCAGCGTTACACAGAACAAACTTTTAATTACCGCTTGATTATTCGCTGGCTGAAGGAAAACGGTCGCCGCCTTACCGCTCCAGTACCGGGCGCTGTGATGCTTTTGCCCGGTCGCATCGGCTTGGCGCTAGCAACTGTGTTCGACGACGGTATCCTTTTTATTGCCCCGAGTCAGAATGTGGTCCGTAGCCCTATTCCCGAGGGCATCGGTCACTGCTACTGGATGGAACGATGACCCGCAAACTCCTTCCATTTGAGCACGAACTGATTGCAACCCTTGGAATCAGCAAAGATGAATATCTGGAATTTGTTGCCCTATACGAAAAACCGGACTTTGAAGGTAAACCAATAGCAGACGCTGGAACAATCGCCATTGTTTTGACGATTGTCGGGATTCTGTTTCAAGTTGCTGCTGCTCTTTTACAGCCGCAAACTCCCTCGCTTGATGTACCTCGTGGTGGCGGACAACCCCAAACCCGTGACGAACGCTTCTCTCCACGATTCGGCTTTAACTCCACCCAAGAACTAGCCGCCTACGGCGACCCGGTAAACCTCGTCTACGCCAATCGCGGCACCGGCACTCGCGCTAACCCTAACGGCGGCGTGCGCGTCACCGCCTCTCTGCTCTGGTCTGCCGTCCGCAGTTACGGCTCCAGTCAGTTCATCCAAATGCTGATGATGCTTTCGGGTGGCGCTATCACTGCTATCGACCCCGAAAAAACCGCCTTCGGACAGACGCCACTGCGCGATCTGATGTCCGAAAACATCTGGATGTACTTCGACCCTGGCGCAACTGGCGTACTTCAACGCCAAGACGAAGTATTCAACAACTCTGAAACAGATCCCACTCGATATGGAAAAAGCACCGACAATCCGTACCGCATCCAACCATCAGAAACAAACACCCGCCAAGACGGCTTTAGTCAGGCTTATTCCCCAACCACCGCCAACCAAGTCGGCATCTACGGCGTGGTGCCTCTCAACATACTGTTGTATATCCGCCGCAGCAGCGGCCGCAAAGATTCCACCAACCTTGGTGTGACAGCATCAGGAATCCCATGGACATCTACCACTCCTTCACTAATAATCAATCTTGACGATGTAATCGCAATTAAATTTGACTCCACAGCAGTTGTAGATAGTGATTCGGATATCATCAAGGAAGCAAAAGATGCTCGCCGCAGTTTGCTAAGTGTTTTTGATACCGCCAGCACTTTCAAATTAGGTACAGCACTATTTCGCGTCACCAGCCTTTCTGGAACAAACATTGACGAAAAGGACATTACTGTCAAACTCAAGTGCACCCAAGCTGGATCAGCACCGCGCACAACTTACGCAAGCACAGAAGCCTCTGGAGCAAAAGGTGCTCTAACGCCTACAGAAAAGGAAGAACGTGACAAGTTAAAAAAT